TTGTAGAAATAAGTAAAAGTTTAGATTACTCTGACGACCATAAAGGTTATGGATTACGTTCCACAGATTTAAGTAAAATTAATATTAATTTATTTAATTACATAAATTGGAAAATAATAAATATAATATATCCAGGTTGTGGCCACGTTGATTATTACGCAACTACTAATTTTCAAAAAAGCAATATTGATAAATGTGATGGCTGGGTTCACAGAGACGAAGGTTTTCTAACAGCAATAATTTATCTGAACTCAAAAGGAACTTTTGGCACTTCAATATATGAAAAAATAAATGAATATGATTCAACTCCACAATTTGAAAAAAGTCATTATTTTAAAAATGTAACTAATTACACTGATGAACAAAAAGAAGAAGTGTATAGGAGTAAAATAAATAATAATAATAAATTTTATAAAACTATAAATTATTCTGGTAAATTTAATAGATTAATTTGTTTTGGTGCAGGTGTACCTCATGCAGCAAATGTTGATTGTAATTTAGAAAACCATGAGAGATTGATTATTATTTCTTTTATAGAATATATAAAGATAAATAAATTTTCTAATGTGGGTTATTTAAATTTAGATTTCTAAATGAAAGTAATAGATAATTTTTTAGATAATAAAGATTTTGTAGTATTAAAAAACATAATTCTTTGTGATGAATTTCCATGGTTTTTTCAAGAGCATTCAATAGATCCACAAGCCATTTCTTCGCCTCCACAATTTACACATAATTTTTTAAAAGATTATAGAATTAGTAATTATTTTTTTTGTGTTGAAAAAATATTAAAAAAAATTGACCATTCTGTCATGTTTAGAATAAAAGCAAATTTAAACACTAAAACAGAAAATATTATTGAAACTGGTTTACATACTGATGTAGACAGAAAAGGTTTTCATTCTGCAGTTTTTTTTGTTAATAATTGTGATGGATATTGTCGCATAGGAACTGAAAAAATATCTAGTGAAGAAAATAAACTTGTAATTTTTAATTCAAGTTTAAGGCATACAGGAACTTCTTGCACTAATCAAAGCAGGAGAGTTGTTATTAACTTTGTTTATACAAGGTAAAATTTATGGTATACTATTTTAGGAGATAAAAATGTTAATAAACTTTTTTAAAAAATTATTTGGTTATGATAAACTAGATAAAAGAATTAGACTATTAGAGAGAAAAAATTATTGGAGAGAAAAATATAAACATGGCTTATCTGAACGCAAACATACCTCCAATATATTGTAAAGTTAGAAAGGAGTATCTTTATGATCTTAAAAAACATCACGGAGAAAGTGAAGAATGTGTTATCTTCGCTCTTACATCTATTTCAGGGAGGGCACTCTTATTTAACATCATGTTACCTAATGGTGCGTGCTATTGGCGTTTGCCTATCTCAGCGTTTTTCCAAAAACAATATGATCGAGCCGATGTGCCGAATATGCAGACGCACGAGTTGGAATTGTGGAACAGTTTTAGTTACTGGCCTAGTGTTACTTGCTTTGATTGGCTGGATGGAGTAAACGGCAAATATTTAGGATTAGATAAAAAATTCTATCATGGAAAATATCTTTTCACGATTGATTGGGCTCACCCAGACGTTAATATTTTGGATACTGAACATTCTGAAATACCTCAAGAACATAAGTGTGCGCATATATTGGCTCTTAATAACGGTAATTTTGCAGCTCAGCCTAATAATCGTATTCTCTGGCACATTAATAGTTATACTACTGATGACAGCTGGCCAGATTACAAAGTTCAAACTACATATTGGGATGCTGAAGATAACGACATGGTTACAGAAGACAGCGATAAAATGTTCTATGAAATGGAAAAAAAAGAACAAACTTTAAGTGAAATGTTACAAAAAGATTTTGACAAAGAACAAAAAGATGATTGATAATTGGATTTATAAATTTTTTGAGGCACTAGACAAAGCATGTTCAATGGTTGATAATCTTATCCAACGTATGAGTGAGATAAAAATGAACTATTATTTTACAGGTGCATTAATCGTAATGTTAGTGGTGCTGGCTTTCTGTGGAGGTCCAAGTGTCCAATAAACCACTTAAGTTATCGGAGGAGGCTGCCGTGCAGATGCCGATGAAGACGGTTGCTAGTTTGATAATTATCGTGGCACTCGGCACCATGGGTTATTTTCAAATTGTAGAACGTTTAAATGTTGCAGATACTAAAATAAAGATAATGGAGCAGGACGTTGATCAGAATACAGAGTTTAGGATCAAATGGCCACGTGGACAGATGGGATCACTGCCCGCTGATTCTGAGCAATACATGATGCTGGAGGATTTGTACAAGACCACCGATCGTATTAACAAACACATCGAGGACATGGCTTTGAATAAAGTTAATATTGAATTTTTATCTAAACAAATGGATAAGGTTTTGGTTGATATTGAAAAATTAAAAGATGCTAACAGAGAGATAGGTTACAAAAACGGAAGTTACTCACAATGATTGAAACTGTAGTTGCATTATTAATGTTTGTAAACGGAGAGATTAAGGAACACCGTATCCAAGATAATATGGCTGCGTGCCTCCGAGGCAAGCGTCAGGCTGAGAGACAATACAGTGAGTCTGTATCCTACAAATGCTATAAGGGTAAGGCAGAGACAGAGATCTACATGGGAGAGAAATCCATTAAAAGTTTAATATTAGAATAATGAATCTATCACGTAATTTCACACTTCAGGAACTAATAAAGTCAGATACTGCGATCAGGTTGGATATCAATAACAATCCAAACTCTGGTCAAATAGAAAAACTAAAAGCATTGTGTGAAAATATTTTACAGCCGGTGCGTGATCACTTTGGCAGGGTCAAGGTGACGAGCGGTTTCCGTAGCGAGCAACTGTGTGTTAAGATCGGCAGCTCAGTCAACAGCCAACATGCCAAGGCCGAGGCGGCTGATTTTGAATGTATGGGCACAGACAACGCTGAATTAGCTGATTGGATCGACCAAAACCTAGACTATGATCAATTGATTCTTGAGTTTTATACACCAGGTGAACCAAACAGCGGATGGATTCACTGCAGCTACACACCTGACCAACCAAGAAAACAATTCTTGCACGCTTACAAATCTGAAGGTAAAACTAAGTATAAACCAGTAATAGGAAAAGCTACCGATTTGGTATGATTCCTCATAATATTTTTAGTGTTTCAGATTTTAAAAATCATAAACAAAATTTAATAGATTTAATTTTTAGTATACCTAAAAACCCTTTGTATAGTGGTAACGATAAAATATCTCATCAAGATTATAATTTGCCAAAAAATATGGAAAGAAAATATGTAGAATATTTCCAAAACAATATTTTTTCAAAATTTGCTGTATCAATGTGTAATTTTTATAATTGTAAAGGCGTTCAAATGACTAATATTTGGTTTCAAGTTTATAAAAAAAATGACTGTCACGATGTTCATTCTCATCCAAGAACCAATTTAACTAATGTTTTTTATATAAATTTACCAAATAAAAAATTAACAACACAGATTTTTTTACCTCAAAATCAAATATTTGAATTAAACATAGAAGAGGGTGACATACTAACTTTTCCAGGTTATTATGCTCACAAGTCACCTATAAATAATTTTGATGAGGACAAAATAATAATTGCCTTTAATACTGATTTAGTACATGGTGATGTAAATAGTTATTAGGAGTAAAAATGCCAATAGGAAGATCACAAATAAGAAAACAAGTAGAAGGTAAACTTAGAGGTGCGAGAGATGAAAAAAAGAAGAAAAAACGTGTCCTTGCCAAATTATATAGCAAAAAGTCTAAGGTCTTCAAAGTTTAGTCAAAAAGTGGTACAATCCAAGAAATTGTACAACCGTAAAAAGGATTTAAATGGCAACTTCAGGGACAACTAGTTTTGACCTTTCTATAGAGGAAATAATACAAGAGGCATACGAAAGATGTGGTATGACTACGACCAGTGGTCATAGCTTAAAGTCTGCAAGAATAAGTTTAAATTTATTATTTGCTGAATGGGCTAATAGAGGTATACACCTGTGGAAGGTTGCTCTTCATGAAAACGCATTAGTTTCTGGTCAAGCAGAATATAGTGTTAGTGCACCAGTTAGCGATGTATTAGAAGCTTTTATATCTTCAACCGCAGCAGCCTCAGACAATGCTAACACCCAAGACGTTTCTTTAACTAAAATTGATAGATCTGCTTATGCTGCATTACCTAATAAATTGGCTACTGGACAACCGTCTCAATATTATGTGGAAAGAGAAACAACACCAAAAATATATCTTTATCAAGCACCTGATCTAAATACTTACACAACTTTAAAATATTATGTAATTAAAAGAATTGAAGACGCTGGTTCATACACAAATGAAGCCGATGTAGTTTTCAGATTTTTACCATGTATGGTTGCAGGATTAGCATATTATTTAGCTATGAAAAATGCACCACAATTAGTTCAACAAAATAAATTAATTTATGAGGATCAATTGAAAAGAGCTTTGGATGAAGACGGTCAAAGAGCTTCTACATTTATCACTCCTCAATCTTTCTACCCTCAAGGAATATAGTATGGCAAAGTATGCAACAGGAAAAAGATCACAATCAATATCTGATAGATCAGGTATGGCTTTTCCGTATATTGAAATGGTAAAAGAGTGGAATGGAAGTCTTGTTCACATATCTGAATTTGAACCAAAACATCCACAAATTAGAAGAAAGCATAACACCGCTGATGCTATAGCTTTACAAAATTCTAGAAACATGAAGTTTCAACAACCTTCTGTAAAATTTTCTAATGATGTTACAATATCTGATTCAGGTGGTGCGTCCGTTGGTGTAGCAAATTTATCTTTACCTGGAGACTTTGCTTTTATAACACAAGGAACTTCGGCTATGAAACCTGCAGATCCATCATTACAAAATAGAAGAAGAAAACTTATTTCAAATATAGGTCAAGTGGAGGTTAGTATTTCATAATGGCAATTACACATTCAGATTTTTTAACGCAAGTACGAAACTATACAGAGGTGGGAAGCACTGTATTATCTGATTCTCAAATACAAGAATTTATTAGAAACGTTGAATTAGATGTAGCAGGTAAAGTGGATTATGATGATTTACGAAAATACGCAAATTCAACTTTCACAGCAGGAAATAGAGCAGTATCCATGCCATCAGATGTTTTAGTTTTAAGATCTGTAGAACATTTAGATTCAAGTGGAAATAGAACCTTTTTAGAAAAAAGAGATACAAGTTTTATATCAGAGTTTAATGGGACAGGAACACAAGGACAACCAAAGTATTATGCTAATTGGGATGAATTTAATATAATAGTAGCACCTACGCCAGCTGCAGCTGATACAGTGCAAATAAATTATATTAAGGACCCACCTGAATTTACTTCTACTAATCAAACATATTTAGCAAAATACCAAGAATCTATGTTGTTACATGGTGTCTTAACAGAATGTTTTAGATTTTTAAAAGGCCCTATGGATATGTACAAGCTCTATGAAAGCAAGTACAATGAAGAAGTACAGAATTTTGCCCTACAACAAATGGGTAGAAGAAGACGAGCTGAGTATGACGATGGAGTTCCAAGAATAAAAATTCCAAGTCCTACTCCAAACACAAATTAATAAGGAGGCCATTATGGCAATAACAACAAACGCAATCTGTGATTCTTTTAAAAAAGAATTACTACAGGGAAAGCATGACTTTGATACATCCTCTGACACATATAAATTAGCGATGTATACTAGTTCAGCGACTTTAGGAAAATCAACAACAAACTATTCGACAAACCCAGGTGGTGGAGCTAATACTGAAGTTACTTCATCAAACTACACAGCTGGTGGTGGAACTCTTGTTAACCAAGGTGTAAAAGTTTCATCTTCAGTAGCTATTACTGATTTTGCTGATTTATCTTTTCAAAACGTAACTCTTACTGCAAGAGGAGCATTAATCTACAATACAACAACTGACGGTGGATCAAATACTACTGATGCTGTTGCTGTATTAGATTTCGGTGGAGACAAAACTGCGACTGCAGGAACGTTTACAATTCAGTTCCCTGCTTTCACAACATCTGCTGCGATCTTAAGATTAGCATAAGGATTAAAATGATATGGCTACTGGATGGGGACGAAAAACATGGGGAGCATCAGAATGGGGAGATCTCTCTGACGAAATAGTCTCCGTCAGTGGCATATCATTAACATCATCAATTGGTTCTGAATCAGTTACAGCAAATGCTGATGTATCTGTTTCAGGAATATCATTATCATCAAGTATTGGTGCTGCAGTAGGTGGTACTTCAGCTTTAATTGTCCCAGGACCTGTAACAATGTCGATTGGTGTTGGTAGCACCGTTGTTGGTATAGGAGTTCCCGTTACAGGAATTTCTATGACATCAAGCATAGGTGCAGCAACAGTAGATGAAAGCACTCTAACAGGAGAAGGTTGGGGTAGAGGTGAATGGGGCGAGTTTGCCTGGGGTGATAATTTTTCAGTACAAGTAACAGGACAATCTTTAACATCATCCATTGGAAACGAGACAGCATTTACAGATGTGACTGTTGCTGTAAGTGGATCTCAAGCTAGCTTTACGCAAGGAAGTTTCTCATTACAAATTGATGGAGATGTAATTGTTTTAGCAGCAGAAGATCAATTAGATTTTACAATTGGATCATCTACTCTATCAGGGGATGCTAATGTATCTGTTTCTGGAATATCTATAGCATCATCACAAGGAAATACTGTAGGTGGTTTAAAAACACCAGTCCCTGTCACAGGAAGTCAAGCATCTTTAACACAAGGAAATATTACTTTAATCCAAAGCACTAATGAGTCAGTAACTGGAATATCTGCTACAATGACACTTGGACAACATGCAGAAATACCAGGACAAATCATAGGGGTATCAGGACTGTCAATGACATCGTCTTTGGGAGAAGAGGGTCCTGTAACAGGAGACGCTTTAGTGACCCCTAGTGGCATACAGTTGACAGGATCTGTAGGAAGTCCTAATATTACTTCATGGAATGAGATAGATTTAGGAGTATCTAATACGTGGACGGTAGTTGATTTGGCTGCTTGATTCATGTAAAATATTAAATTATTAAGGAGAATTTTTTATGGCATCAAGTTATTCGAGTGATCTTAAACTAGAGCTAATGGTAACCGGTGAAAATGCTGGTACATGGGGTGATAAGACAAATACAAATTTAAATTTAGTACAACAAGCAATAGCTGGATTCGAACAAATTACATTGTCTTCTGGAGGCACTGTTGCCCTTGTTATGTCTGATGGTGCAATTTCTAACGCAAGAAATTTAGTTATTAAATTTGCAACTGCAACAATCGCATCGAGCACAGTTTGTACTATTCCAGATTCAATAGAAAAATTTTATATCTTTGATTGTTCTGGATTGACAAATCCATCTAATCTTACAATTAAAACTGCTAGTGGAACAGGTTTTACTCCTGATGCTGCTAAAATTTATGCAGCATATTCAGATGGAACAAATTTAAATGAAGTTTCTTTAGATACTCTTGGTGGAACAATAGGAACAGCACAAGTAGCAGATGATGCGATTACGAACGCTAAAATTGCAGACGATGCAATACGAGCAGCACAACTCTCTGACAACGCTGTTATAACTGCAACAATAAATGATGATGCTGTTACACAAGCCAAAATAGCTGACGATGCTGTTGGTGCAG